TCAAGACCCAAAATTGAGAACCGCGTCTTTTTGGAATTTGTAGATGCCGGTTGCAATCCAGACCGACCCAACACACGCAACCACCGCGCCAGCATTGGCCGGAATGAACATACCAACGCCCATGAAGAAATACGCAACCCAACCCGTTCCACCGCCGCCAGAAATCAGCGCCCCCATGCCCGCATAAAGAGCACTGACGCAGACATAGACGCTCGCCAGAAATGTCGTGAAGATCAACAACCAAGCGGTATACGCGGCGAGCTTCAGTGCAACCTTGAACCCCATGAAGGTTGAAAACAACGACGCGAACGCAGTCGCCAACGACCCGACCAGAGTTGCGAACAATGGCATTTCAAATCACCTTTCGAATCATGCCAAGCGACATGATCATTGCAGTCAACGCCCAAATATACCCCATCACAGTGCGGACGCCATCGACCACCGGACACGGGTCAATCGAGCCAAGACTAGGCCCGCCCATAAACGCCGGCAGCACGAAAGGAGTACAGGCGACCACAGCCGGAGCGCTGAACAGAGTTCCCCAACCAGAGAAGAAAGCCTTATCACCCGAACCGGCAACAGTGGCCCGAAACGTGTCCATATCACTTTTGTACTTGTCCGCCGATCTCACGATCGAGGCATCCGGCGCGTTAGGTGTACCGGTCTCGTTGATGGCGCACGTAGGCTCACCCGGGGCACCGCACGACGCCTCGGTGCCTGATGCTGGCGTGCTTGGTGGCACCGCCGAAGCTGTCCCGCTAGGAGCCTTCGGAACAAGACCACTTGGAGTCATAAGCCCACCATCATTGACCCCGACCGGCCCGCCAGCGTTAGCACCATTGCCACCAGTCGCCGGAATATTCGCAGCGCCCCCCGTACTGCCCGCGGTAGGATTTCCAACATTCGAATTTGCGTTACTAATACCCCGCGAACTCATATCAGGCACCGACGGAACGCACGTCGTTTTTCCACTGACTTGACCCACAAAACCAACACACGCGGGAACAGAATGCGCCGGGTCTAAACTCGCGTTCTCATCACTGGTCGCAGTGCAAGGAGTACCGGGCAAAGTGTAGGTAAATTCCCAATCGTCCGAAATCCTGTAGAACCCCGTCGCCGTGGGTTCCATACTCGACCAAGACGCCTGAACCGCGCCCCTATAGGCGACGCAGCTATCAATGCACATCGAGGACGGTGGCGTCCCGGTATAGCCACCCGGCGCAGGTTGACCATTCGGAAGGTAAGACGGATAACTGGCCTGAGTAAAACCCTTGTTCATATAGCCCGCCGTCACGTTGCGCGTTATTACTGTGCCAACCTTTGCAATGCAAGCGTTAGCCGTGCCCGGGCACGCTGTAGCTTCAACAGTGCCAGACGGAGCCGCACGAACACCAGCAACGGCCGGACAAACTGCATTCGACGAACCCGACCAATTATCTGCAATGTGATAAACGCCGTTCATCCACTCAGCCGTGCGGCTCGACCACATCGTCGTGATCGCAAACGCACCCACTGACAACGACCCGACCCAATAACGAGGGTAACCCGGATGCGATGAATTTTGGGCAGCCAAATAGGCATTCGACGCATCAATAGCCCACGCCGAATTTGTATCAAATGGCGGCGACGCAGTACAACCACCCGACCAAGTATTGCCGACCATCGCAGTGCAATACTGCGGAGGCTGATTTGCTGATGCCGTGAACGACAACAACACCAGAACGAAGGACAGAAATATTTTCATGATGAACCTTTTCCATTGACGCCAACAGGAGCGAGCGTCAACAGGAAAGGAGTTACCCAATCATGCAGCACCGCGACCGCGTTTGATCCACTTGACACCTATCAGGATGCCAACGGACGTCACAGCCAAGCCAAACAACATCGGGCCAAGGCCGGTCGACGTTGACGCCAGGCTAGTCAAAGCCGCAGCCGCGTCAGCCGGGTCAGTGGCCAGCGCAGAAGCAGAAGCAACAGCGGCAGCCGAAAACGCGGCAAGCCGCGCGAAGAGAGCTTTCTTACTCATGTAAACACCTCATTTTTCAACAAACCGCTTTTTGAAATAGGCAAGCGGCCAAGGCCCAAAACCATAACCCGATCAAGCCGCGTTAAGGGCACTCCTGATCATCCGAACCTGATAGCCGATCCCGTAGCCAATGGCCCAAGCCGCCAACATGACCGCCGCAGTAGTGGTCATGTGCAAGCCTCACCGCACCCGGTACCAGCCGGAGGCAAAAAATGCACTATTGCAGGTGACCCCACCGAAAACGGCGAGTGATAATTTGAAACCCCGATATAAAGGCTGTACCCAATCCCAAACACAGCAGCCCACGCGAACATTCGATACATCATGGCAAGCACCCCGCGATATAACCAAGAGCAAAAACAATCACCGCCAGCGACCCGGCAAGCAGCTCAACCAGAGGAGCTAGATCAGCGTAAGTCATGCGAACGTCACCGATGAGTAAGCACCGTCAGCCCAACGCGGAGGAAGCGTTCGAAGGGCGCGCATGACGAGCGCCCCCCGCACCAGTCGCACCGAATATGCGGCTTCAAGAATCTCGCCCGTGGCACACACCACAAGACGACCGGCGGATCGAACAACATCACCGACGCCGAACGAGTTTTTAACCCATTGCGGAAGGTTGAACCATGAACGGATACTGCGACCGGTTGCATTAAGTCCCCCAATTCCATAAAGCCGCAGACCCTTGGGAAAGCGGGTTAATTCGCCGAGCTTCGAGAGGTACTTCATCAGATAGCCGACGCCGGACAAAGCGATAGCCCGTTGCGTCATGCCATGCGACCAGAACGCAGCACGTTTAAAACCGCGCTTTGTGACCGTCCGACGATCCCAGCACGGCATACGCACACCGACCGGCAGCCATGCGATCAAATGGTAATGAACAGCCGCATCACCAGTCGTTATCAAACGCTTCGGCTGAATTTCACCGACCCACGAATAACGGCAAGACACATCACGCGACTTACACCAATTGCGGAAACCCTCGACCGCTTTGGAAAGATGATTAGCCCGCCAACCGTTGGCATCGGCATACGTCAGAGTGACAAACCAAGGCACCGCAGGACGAAACCCATTTTCAGCAAGGCCATGCAAATGACCAGACGCCCACACCGACCGCTTAAGACGACGCACGCGACGATCCGCGCAAGCACTCGGGCTAAGTTCTACAGTCAAATCCGACGATTCAAAAAACGAAATACGATTTGTTTTATATGGGACAAGCCCCGCCGCTTCGCGGCTCTCAGGGGCGCTAGCGCACCCCGTCGAACCGCTCACGGCGAACAAAGGGATCTGTGATGGAGCAGAGCGGAAGGACGACAGCGGAGCCGTCGAAACGATGTGTTGATTCATGACCGGCCCCGCGCCAAGCGTAGAGCTTGCATGACCAAGGAAAGACCACGCATACAGAGGGACACGATCCAGAGTTGACGAGGTGTGGAATTACTCATAGTGGCAACCCCCGAGCGGAAAATCACCGGCGCCGAGCAGCGTTACATCAAACGCCGACACGCTCCGGCAATCAATAGAAATGTGGATTTTCTCGACCTCAGGCACCAAGGCCGACACACCAGAAGCCAGTCCTTCAAGCGACCGAATCAAACCGGGTTTTTCAACAACCCTTTGAACGGCGGACATATCCGCGAGTTGCACGGCGCAACCCTCAAGCCTTACCAGCCGCGACAGGTGCCAGCCGGGGCGACATTTCCATGCGCCCGAACTCGCGACCAATATAAATGCTCGAAGGTTGCAAGGTGTAAAAGCCGCGCGGGTACGGCCTTTGATCTTCATCAAGAGCAATCTCGAATTTGTCCGGAATTTCAGCGATCACACCATCCGGCGAAACCGTGAAGGCATAAGCCGTCTGAATGCGCAGGTGGTAGGCTTTGCCCGACACTTTGGCAATCCCTTTCATTTCACGAATGGGTGTGTCTAAAACTTGAATCTTTATCATGGTTGGCACCTTTGGAAGAAGTTGATAAACTACCGTCTGTGCGGCAACATACCTTAAACAGATACGCAACCGGATATTATCTTTAAAAGAAACGCTTTTTATTGATCTGCAGCAAACATCATGAATGGACACGACATAGAAATCCTGCTAGACAAAGCCAAGGCACAGAGCGGCAGCGACTACAAAACAGCCCGAGAACTGGGCGTATCAAGAGGGAATTTATGCGACTGGCGAACAGGAAAAAAGCCAATGCCCGCCGCAGATGTTGCTCTGGCGGCACACCTGGCCGGACTCGATGCAGTGGAATGGTGCAGCCGAGCAACGGCCGCACAGCACGAAGGCACGGCTAAAGGAGTGAAGCTGCAAGCAGCTCTAAAAAAAGCCTTGCAAGTGACTGGCGGGGTAATCGCTTCAAGTGGGCTCCACGCAGCCACGGTTACAGCTATGGCCACTAAAGCGGGCTTGGTCTACTTCATACGATGTATATTATTCGCTAGTTCCAAACAGGCCGGCCGATGCACAAATCATGCAATTGTCGGGATCTAACGCCGGCAGATGACATTTGCTAAATCCGGCAAGATCTTGATACTTGCCCAAGCAACGACCGGTTTAAACGACCTAAGAGCGATTTAAACCGGCGAGGCGAGACTACCCCCACACCCAAAACCCGGCCTACATAGACCACGCAGTAAACCAGCCTACCTGCACAAGTCGCGCCAGTCGCTTCGCTTTATGTCACGCCATGCGCGGACGGTAGGCCTTGAAGTTGTTAAAAAGAGCATGTAGCCCTATTCATCACCACCAACCCCTATCAAGTGTGCAGGGGATTTGGTGGTGATGAACTTAACGGGCTACAAGCCCTTTTTTTATGTGCTGGAAACAGGGACACCCCCCCGCCCCTTATAGGGGAGCGCAGGTTCAGAGGCGATGATAAACATTTAACAACCGAAAGGAAACCATGAGCGACAACGCAAAGCACCTGATGTACTGGGTCAACCAAGCCGCATCAAACGTAGCAGACGACGAACAAGAAAAGGCCGCCTGCCTTTATTTCGCACGACTTTGGGCTAACGCCATCATCACCGGCATGACACCCCACACACTTTTACCCTGAAAGGCAAATCATGAACGATTCATTTTCAACAAGTAGACCACGCGATCTGACAGAACAGCAATTCATTACTGCGGCCAAAAGGCAAGGATTCACCCATGATTTTTTTGGATATTGGAAGCTTGCAGCACCGCACCAAAACACGAGCGTTTACCGATTCAACGCAGGACACAGACGCCGCGCTCAGCTGGTTTATCTGATGGAGTGCCAAGAGAAAGCCGAAGCCGGACAATCCGTCAACGCTCACACAGCAGCACAATTAGAGCTCACGCTCTGACAACAAAAAGCCGGAGCGATCCGGCTTTTCTTTATCCAATCATGCAATTGTCGGGATCTAACGCCGGCAGATCTGACGCCCCCCGCCGCGGCTAAACAGGCCCACGCGGAACGGAAGCGGCCAGATAAACGCGAATAAAATGAATGCGCTTGTGAACTGGCAAACGCTTTGCAAGTTCAGCGGCACGAACGGCGACAGGATCACGAACCACCGGGCGACGAACTCGGGAAGAAGCAACAACAAGAGCAACATCGCAGCCACCGAATAACCGCGCCCAAAAACTCGGTACTGGTTGACGCAGGAAACGGCCCTTGATATGCCACGGGGAAAGAACGCTGTGAGTGCCATGGGGATAAGACTCCAAAAAAACTTGCCGCGTGTCGTAGCACGGTTCAATATCTTTGCCGATGAACGACGCACGGTTAGTAACCAGGTCTTGAGGGTTGACGCCGATGCGGTAAACCGCCGTATGGAAGGACGGAAAATAGGCCGCACGCTCGCCAAACAATGCACCCAATATCCAACCCACAAAAGGAATTTTGACGCGACGAAACGAGGTGTGGCGTACCGTTTGTTCGATGAACGCTTCGCGCAACTGCTTGTCGACCTGTACCACGTTTTGCATGATGTAGTAAGCATCGAAACCATGCTTGCGGCCATGGGCGAAATAGTCCAGGACGCCCGCCCTTTCTTTGTCCGCAAAGGTTCGAGTATTGAGCCAGGTGCCCAGCTCGTCCAGGAACAT